CATGAGGTCGGCGTTCGCCGCATCGATTACGGTCTTTGCTATGCCGCCGATTCCCGGCAACCCGGCAAGCGTACGGGCTCGCCCGCCTTGCAGTACGCGCCCGCCGCGCTTAATCATCAGCGCCTCAATTTCTGATGGCGTCTTTTTCCTAATCTCGGCGATCGGCGTGTCGGTGATGTTTGCCGCGTACTGTAGCGCCGCGTCTCGGGACATGGCTTGGCCGGTGCGCATTCTTTCGTTTCCGGCGGTTGCCGCGCCCGTCGCCGCGCCGGCCTGCAGCACCTGCGGCTTGCCCGTCTTCGGGTCGATGTAGACCACCGAGCCCTCGCGGAAGCCAAGCGCGCGCGCCCGCTCCGGCGGCAGGATGCCCGGCGGCATGGCCGCGCCGCCCGGCGCCACTGGCGCCCCACCACCCACCGCCGCCCGCGGCGCAGCGCCGCCCGCGACCGCGCGCGACACCGGCAGGACGCTCAACTTGCCGCTCGCGTCGCGCTGGATGATGGTCCCCGCAGGCGCGCCGAGCTGGCGCACCTCGGCGGGCGAGAGGGTGGTCGTGCCAGCCTGCTGCGGCGGCGCCGTGAACCCGCCCGTGAGCGGGTTGTACACCGACCCGCCCACCGTGCGCCCGAGGGTGCCCTCGGTGGCGAGCTTGGCGAGGTCCGGGGCCATCTGGCCGAGGTCACGCCCCGCCTGAGAGCCGTAGAGCGCCGCTGTGGCGCTGCGCGGGTCTTGGCGGTACCGTGAGGTCAGCTCGCCACCCTCGCCGCCAGGAAGGCTCTCCAGCCGCCCGGCGGAGCCGCCGAAGAGGCGCCCCACGACCTGCGGCATCAGCGCCTCGGCGGCGGCTTGGCGGCGGGCGAGGCCGGCGGCCTCACGCTCGGCGGCGCGGCTGGCGCGGATGCCCGCCAATGCCTGATCGCCGGCGCCCGCCCCGGCCATGTTACGCCCGATGGCGCCCAGCACGGACATACTCGCCGTGCGGCGCTCCTCGGGACTCATGTTCTCGTAGTCTTCCCCGAGCAGGCCGCCGACGTAGCGGCTCCAGAGTCCGGGCTTCTTGGGCTTCTCTGCCATGGTCGTGGTCCTCAGTCGAAGAGGAGGCCGCGAGTCTTGCGGCCGCCGTAGGTGCTATACAGCTTGCGGTAAATCTCAAGCGGGTCTGCGCCGGTGGGCTGACCGAGCTTGGGGGTGAGGGTGCTCTTGAGGTCCATCTCCTCGCCGCCCTCGGGCGCTTGCGCCGCGATACGCATCAGGCCGCGCTGCAAGCCGCCAGCCTTGCCATATTGCTCGCCGTAACGCTTGAGCATTTCATCGTCGATGGCGGCGTTAGCGCTGCCCATACGGCCCTTTAGTTTGTTGAGCCAGTCCATCACGCGCCTCCGCGGCGCTTGCCGCTGACTTTCTTGTCGAGCTCCTTCACGGCCTCGGTGAGCAGCCCGATGATCTGCGGCGCGCTGACCTGCCGCATACCGTCGCCGCGGCGGCTGACGGCCTCTGGCATGACCTTCTCGACGTCCTGCGCCGAGACGCTGGCGTCTGTCTCGCCGCCTTCGTCCTCGCCTTCCTCGGAGCCGTAGCCGTTCTCCCACTCGAACTCGATGCCCTTGAGGCGGCGCACCTTGTCGAGCGGGTTCTTGATGCCGCGCACGTCGCGCTTCATGTCCTCATCGGAGCCAAAACTGCCCGGCATCGGAATGGCACTGAGCACCTGACCGGCCATGTTCCAGTAGGACGGGCGGCTCGTCACGGTCCCGGTCTGCGTGACGTTGTACGGCGACGCCGACACCGCGCCCTGACGGATGGCGAGCTGCTGGAGCGGGTACTGCTGCCGCCGCTGCCACTCATCCTGCTGCCGGTTGAGCATTTCTTGAAACAGGTTCTGCTGCTGCGCGCCGAGGCCCATCAGCGCCGTACCCGCCCCGTAGCGGTTCTGCAGCGCCGTCTGGCCGAGGTCGGCCAACTGCCGCCCGGCGCCGAGCTGGAACTGCGCGCCCTGCATCCCGGCCGCCTGATTGGCGCTTGCCGCGTCCATCGCCGCGCGCACGTTGAACTCCTGCGCCCCAGCGCCCATCCGCTGTGCATCCAGCGTGGCGGCCTGATTCGCCTGCTCGGCAGACAGGCCCATCTGCATGTACTGCTGCACGGCCTGCTGGTTGGCGAGCGCCGCCGCCTGCTGCTGCTGCACGTTGAACTGCTGCGCACCGCTCCCCATCCGCTGCGCCTCAAGCGCGGCCTGCTGGTTGCGCCCGGCGGCGTCGAGCGCGGCCTGCTGGTTGGCCTGTTCGGCCGTGAGTCCCATGCGCTGGTAGTTCTCGACCGCCGCCTGATTCGCGCGATCGGCCTCAAGACCGACCTGCACGTTCGCCTGCTCGGCCGTGAGGCCGAGGCGCTGCGCCTCCTGCTGCGCCTGCTGGTTGGCGAGCGCGGCGCGCATCTGCGCGTCGATGTTTGCTTGTCCCGCCGTGAGCCCGAGCCGCGAGAGTTCGAGGTCGCGCTGCTGGTTCGTGATCTGCCCGCGCTGGGCGAGCTCCATCACCTGCTGCGCCGCCGCCTGGTTGGCAAGCCCCGCCTGCTGCTGCCGGCCGACGTCTGCCTCGCGCATCGCCGCCGCCTCGCGGAAGCCCTGCGCGCGCTGCTCGGCCACGAAGCGGTTACGCTCGCGCGCCGCCTCGCCCGCGGCGATGCCCTCCTCGATGGCCGCGCGCGAGCCGCCGAAGGCGCGGGCGGCGGTGGCACGGGCGGCGCGCCCGCCGCGCGCCTGCTCCTCGGCACGGCTGATGTCGCCGAGCCCGGCCTCGATGACCTGCTGCTCGTAGGGATTCATGTAGGCGCCGATGTCGCGCCCCAGAACTGAGGCGGCGGCGGCCGTGGGCGCTGCGCCCGGCCCGCCGATCTCGCGCGCGGCGAAGGTGGTCCCGAGTTGGCCCGCGGCCACACGCTCGGGCGCAAACTGCGCCCCGACGCGCCCGGCGCCGACCATGCGCGGCCCGCCGCCGAGCGCCGCCCCGACGCGCTCCGCGCCGATGGGCGCCGCGCCGAAGGTGGTCCCGATGGCGCCCGCCCCGACGCGCTCCGGGCCACGGGCGAGAGACGCCCCAATGGGCGCCGCACCGAACTGCGTCCCGACCTGCCCGGCGCTGACGCGCTCGGGCTGGAATCCCATCAGGCCCTGCGCGCTGCGCGCCGCCGCCTCCACCTCGGGGACGAAGCCGCCCTCCTCAGCGATGCGCCGCGTCGCAGCCTCGCCGGCCATATAGTCGCGCGTGAACGGCGCGACCATGAGGCCGGTGTAGGGCTGGTACGGGATCGCCGCGACCTGCTCGGCGAACTGCAGGTTCCGCAGCACGCTGTCGTAGATCCTCGGGTCGATCTCGGTGGTGGACTTCTCGGTCTTCTTGGACGAAAAGAGCTTGCTCATAGTTTCTTCTCAAGCACCACGGCGGTGCGTCTGTAACCCTCAAGCGCCCGCTGCCAGCCCGGGCGGCCCATGATCAGCATCGTGTCGCAGCCGATGCTCCGCGCCCATCCTTCGATGGCCGGGCGTATCACGTCGTCGATCTCTCGCAGGTCGCCCGCGCCGATGATGACGGTAAGCTGCTTGATGCGCGGAAAGACGTCGATGGTCGAGACCACGCACGAATCCTTCGACGCCCAGAACTGGTACTCGCCGCGCGCGATGCCCTCGAGCACGTCGCGGTAGTTCATCTGTCCGTAGCCCTCGGCCAGCGCGCGCTCGATGGGCTCGCGGAAGGGCGCGATGTGCTCGATGCCCTCTATCTCCCTCACCGCTCACCCCCGGCCACGGCCTCGAGCCGCATGTTGCCGACGCGCCAGTCCGTCGCCGGCGCGGCGCCCGTGACTTTTACCTCGACCTGCCGCCCGGTGAATCGCACCGGGGTGTAGATGGAGTCGATGGTGTAGCTTTTGGTCGTCTCGGCGCCGTTCGGCGCGAACTTGCTGATAAACTGCAACGAGACGGAGCCCATCGCGTTCTCGTCGGCGATGACCTGCCGGGCCACCATCAGCCGCTCGCCGTTTCCGAACTCCAAAGGGCCGCTGCGCGCGTAGGGTTCCACGCCGTCGTAGGTGACGCCGACTTCCTGCTCGTAGACGTAGCCGTCAGGCGAGACCATGAGGGGGTAATTGAACACGCCGCGATCGGTGCCGGCGGTGCGCGCGAGGCTACCGATGGACCAATGCCCCTCGCGGTAATTGTATGACACATACGAGTCGCACTCGTTGCTGGAAGCGCTCGGATAGAACCACCACACCTCGCCGAACTGGTTGTTAGCGACGGCGTACACCTTCGAGCGCTGCTGCTGCGAGAGGTTCTTCGTCACGTAATCGAGCACGTCGCACTTGAGCGGGCGCACGAAGCCGTCGTACATGAAAAAGCCGGACGGCCCCCACCAGTAGGCGACTGATTCGACCGCCGCCACGGCCTGCGCGCTCATCACGCCGCAGCCGGTGGCGATGCGCTCGAAGCCGTAGACGAACGGCGGCCCCTGATACTGCGCCGTGTGCACGTCCACATCGGTGAAGATGAGCGACACGCCGCGCAGGCGCTTTCCGGTGACGATGGAGCCGACGCTTTCAAGCTCGAAGTCGCCCGCCTGGTTGGTGATGGCCGGGGTCCACATGGTATTGTTTTCTTGGTCGCACCACGCCACCTTGCGCGCGTTCCCGCCCGCACCGAGCGCCAGCACGAACCGCTCGGCAGTGACGAGCACGGCCTTGTTGCTGGTCGGAGCATTGGCGAGCGCCGCGGCGTCGCTTCCGGTATTAAGCTGCCACTCGTAGATCTTGCCATCCGAGTTCGAGCAGCCGAGCAGGTACTCGCCCCAGTTGTCCAGCGTCCACATGGTCGCAGGCGTCGCGCTGCCGGTGTCGGCGCGCGGGGTGCCATAGCTGAAGAGCCCGTAGGGGCCGCCGCCATAGCCGAGATTCAGCACCGCATCGGCGCTGCCCGCCGTGAACCCCGTCGGGGTGATGTCGGTGATGGTGCCGGCCTCGTTCATGGCGTAGAGGTTGCTGTGGGTGCCGATCCCGATCCAGCGGGCGTTGCCGTTGGTGCGCCACGCGAGCAGGCCGCGGCACTTGCCCGTAACCTGCCCGGTCGCGCGCTTGCGCCAGCCACCGACTGGACGCATGGTGTTCTCGTACCAGCGGACGAGCGAGGCGTCGCGCCAGCGGCCCTTGCTCTGGTAGTCGGTGCCGTTGCGGTACACGCCCGGCGGCAGGCTGATGGGGATAAGTGCCATGTCAGTCCCTGGTCAAGGCTTGGAGCTCGGCGAAG